GCTTCGGGCGCAGTCTCGGCATCGCCAGCGGTTGCCGCCTTCGTCGTCGGCGTATCGGACGGCGAGCCGGACGACTGAGCGGGCGCTTTTGGGAGCGTTGAAATCCTGTGGACGTGGCGGCCCAACTCCTCGCGAGCGACGCCCGGCAGGCTCATAAACTGCTCGGCATCAACCGGGCCGGACACGTAGCCCAGCCGACCGCGCTCGCGCATCGCGAAGCCGACCCAGCGCTTATGCTCGGCGCGAAGCCGGCGCTCTTCGTCGGTCAGCGCGGCCTCTGCCGCTTCCATCAGCTCGCCGGCTCGACGGATCTTGTCCGCGTCGTCGGCGTCGCTTTCGTAGGCCGGCGCAGCCGCCATGATGACCTGCGCCCATGCGCGCTGACCGGCCGCGGTGGCCTTTGCATGGCCATCCGCGTAGGCCTCGGCGCGTGCGACCTCGGCATCCGTCAGCGGGCGGACCTCGAACCAGTCCGCGTCGTCCGGGATGTCGATGTGCGACGGGTCGCCGGTCATCATGTAGGCCTCGAGCGCGCCCGCGTCGTTGGCCGCCTGCACTGAATCATCAGACGGCACGACAACTCGCGCGTGCTCTACGGTAAGCAATCGAACGGGCATGGTCCCCTCCCGTGGTTGTCAGTTAAACAGGCCGATGCGGAACACCGTGTTTGCCGGGACGCCAGCGGCGGCCGTGTCGCCCGAGTACGGCGCCCCGCGCCAGGTGAAGGACTGGCGGAACAGGCCTTCGGCACCCTCGACCGGCTTGGAGTCCACCGAGAACGCCGCGCGGGCGAGCTGGATCGCAAACCCGTTGCCGGTGCCGCTGCGACCGCAACCGATGACGATCTGCCGGTAGCGCTCGTTCTCGAAGTCGGAGCGCACCGCCGAGGTGAGCGCGCCCTGCGCCTCAACCGTGATCGTCTGGTCCGAGATGTCGAACTCCGACACGCCGAGGATGCTGGACGACGCGCCCTGCGCCTGCCAGGTGTTCTGGATCGTGCAGGTCCAGGTATCAATGTCGATGGTGTTGCGGCCAAGCGCGTAGGGCGCCGCGCCGCCCGCGGCGTCGGAGTAAACGAAGTACGACTGGAGGAAGGTCGCCACGTCGCCGTCGGCGAGCGTCGGATCCTCGACCGCGGCGTTTCCGTCGTCGTCGCTGATGTGCGCGGCGCGAATGGTCATGTTGGCGAAGACGATAAAGCCGCCGGTCTCGCCCTCAAGCTCGAACGTCACCGACTCCAACCGACAACCGAAGGCGATGAAACGGGTGTTCTGCGAGTCGAACCGAATCGCGACCGAATCGCCGACGCTGGCCGATGTGCCGACCACCGGATAGAGCACGTCCGCGAGCCGGATGACGTCATACGCGTCCGGGGCCGCCGAGAACGCCGGACTGACCGTGATGTCGCTGGCGTTGTCCGTCACCGCCGAATACTCGCAGCGGTTGTTGTTGACCCACTCCACCATCGTGCCTTCCGGCAGGTTGGCGGCGGTCGTCGGGGTCCAGACGTTGACCGAATCCTGAACCGTCACGTCGTCGGTGGTCGCGCCAGCGGCAGCGAAGCCCAAACCGGACCGGAGCAGGCGGGTTAGCGGCATCGCCGCATAGTTGGCGAACGTGGACGCCGCGCCGTTCATCCGCATCGGCGCGCGAATCGTGAACGTTCCGGTCCGCCGACGGACCGGCGACCCGGCGTTGTTGATGGTGACCGGAATCGGCGCGAGCTGTCCGGCGCCGCTTCGCACGTAGTTCCAATCGTCCACATTGGGAAACGTCTGGCCGTCGTAGGTGACGGCAGCCTTGTCGCATTCGAGCGAGGTGAACGTGAGCCCCGACGAATCGGGAATCCCGGTAGCAGCGGCGAGCGACCCGAAAGAGGACTCGGCCGCGACGGCAACGGATGCGATGTTCGGCACTTGGCCCTCCTTACTGCACGTAAACGGCGGTGAATGGCACCGCCAGAATCAAGCCGTTTTCGGTCTCGCTAATGGCCGGCGCCTCTCGCCCCGGAATCAGCGCGTCTGCGGACCCGTAGTTCGCCGGGTTGCGCAGTGTCAAAATGATATCACGCGCATCCTGCGCCATGATGCGGTCAAGTCGCGCCATGTCCGCGCCCTGCGCATAGTATCCGACGCGGACCTCCATATCCTCACGATAACGAACGACGCTGACGCCGGTCATCCCAAGGTCGGTCGATGCGATGGAGCGCAGGTCAAACCGCCGATACGCGCCGTTGTCAACGGCGTCTTCGAGCAGCACGCGCGCGCCGCTGGCGTCGTCCTCGCAGGTGTACCGCTTGCGCGAGTCCTCCGTGGGCGTGACACCGCGCAGCGTGGCGATGATTTCCGCTCGGATGGTGGCGCTCACTTGCGAGACCTGTCCATCAGGTGCTTCACCAGCCGCGAGACCTCGCGCTGCATGATGCGTCGGTCCTTCGGCGAGATGCCCACCCACGGCCGGCGCTCCTGCACGCCCTGATTGTAAATCGACGGCTGCCCCGTGGTGCCGATGAGCGCGCGAGCTGCGGAGACACGCTTGACGCGGAACGAGCGACGAAGCTGGCCGGATAGCGTCAGGTTGACGAAGGCGCGGCCGGCGCTCTGGAGCTTGTACTGCCGGTATCCGCCCGCGTAGAAGACCGATCGACCGGTCTTCGACGGACGCCCGCCCGACGGCCGCAGGCGCTTCGCAGTCTCGCCGCCGATGTAGATCGGGACAGTGCTGTACCCGTCAAACTTGCGGTCAGCCACGTCCTCGCCGCGCTGAAACGCACGCAGCGCGACGGCGCCCTGCATCGTCACGGCGAGCGCCCGCATGGATGCGCGATTCCACACCTTGCGCGGGAGTCCCGGCCCGCTTCGCTTGCGCTTGATGCCCATCAGCGAGCCTGCCCGGTGCCGGGGTAGCTGATGTCGTCGGCATACGCATCCGTGAACGTGCCGCCGACCACCAACGACGCGCCGGCGTTGTAGTCCGCCTCGCCCTCGTCCACGCGCCCGTCGCCGTCAGCGTCGAGCCAATTGAGCCGGTCCATCTGCTCGCCCACCGACTCCATAGCCCGGTCATACAGGGTCATATCCGGCGGCTCGTTCTGAATCACGGACCGCGCGGTCATGATGGCCCACTGCGTCAGCATGATGTGCGCCGGGCGGAATTGCGCGCCGTCGATGTCGTCCGGGTACTTGCCGTCCGGCAGCTGACGCTGCACGAACGTCTCGAGGTGCGTGAGCGCCGATGCAATCTGCGGCTCGAGCGAGTCCTGTGCGCCGGGGACAACCAGGTGCGGGACTGCGGCGAGCAGGCCCAACTCGTCGAGCCCGGTATCGAAGGGCGCGCGGACGACGTGCAGGAGGCTACGGTCACGGCTGATGCGGGCCGGCGCGCTGCCGCCCTGCCGCTCGGTGTATTCGACGACCGCTGAGAAGTTGCGCTTCGTGTCGGTGCCGAAGTCGGCCGCGCTCAGCGTGTACGAATACGTGAGCCACTGAAGCGACGCGACCCCGCCCGAGTCGGCGAGGATGTCGGAGACATCAACCGTGTGCGGCAGCGGCTCGGCGAGGACCACAGTGGTGGAGTCCTCGAAGTAGGCGACCTTCGCCAGCGCAAAGCCGCCGCGCTGGCCGACGATTGCCACTGCGCCATACTGGTCACCAACCAGCCCGTTGGGCGGCGTGACGGGCGCCTCAATCGCCGCGCTCAGCGTGATGGTGCGCCGGTCGTTGGCGATGCTCGAGATGACGCCCGGTCCGCAGACTGCCGACATGGTGCCGCCGAAAGTCGCACCGGACGCGGGCGGCGTGACGGTCAGTTCGGGCGACCCGGACAGCACGCCGGGCGAGCGCCACAGGTAGACGTAATCCTCGCCGACAACGGCTTTGCGCGTCTTCATCGCTTGCCCCTCCCGGCTGCGTTCGCCGCCCGAACGTCCGTCATTGTACCACGCTCGACGCCGCTATCAGCGACGGCGCCGGGGGACATCGCCACGAACGAATGCCGGCAGTTGTAGCCGCCGCCCGAGAAGAGCGGGGCCGTTGACGTCTGGCCGTTGTTTAGGGCCGCGATTTCATCGCGGTCGAACGCCTTGCCGACCAACGCGCGGCAGAACGGGCGCGTGATACGGTCCTCGGGTCCGAGGTACACGCGGACGAACTCGAAGCCCTCGCGCTCAGCGCCGAGCGTGGCTTCCTCCTGCGCGGCTCGGTCGTACTCCGCAATCATCGTGCGCGCTTCGGTGGTCGCGCTGCCGACGCTGCGGTCCTCGGCATCCTGGATGCGCTCGATGACCGAGGTGAGCGATTCGCCGGTGAGCGAGGTCTGCAACCCGTCAAGGATGCGCTCGGCCATCGGTAGTTCAATCTTGCCCTGCCAGGCCCGCAGCTGGCGCGCTTCCGCGGCGTCAAGGCCCAACCGGGTTGCCGGCTCGTCGAGGATGCGGGCGGCCTCATCTACGCCGCCGACCTCGAGCAGCTCTTCCGCGAGGTCATCCATATCATCGAACCGGGTGAAGAAACGGTCGCGAGCCTCCGCGAGCCCTGCATCGTCGAGCAGGTCGCGGAGGTCGCGTAGGGTGGTCGCGAGGATTTCGCGGCGCACCGCGTCGGTGACGGTCGAGGACGACAGCGCCGCGCGAAGTTCACCGCCCACATTGACGATGACACGGCGTAGCGCCTTCTCGACCGCCGACGCGGCAGAGTCCGCGACCCGAACCCGGGCCCGCACGATATCCGCCAACTCAGGCGATACGCGCAGGTCGTCGAGTGCGTCGAGCCAATGGACGTTGCCCGCGCATTCGTGGTTGTCCGGTGCGGGCAACGTCTCGAGCATCAGTCCTCGACGACCCGACGCCGCCGTCGCCGCTTAGGCTTCGGCGGTTCGGGGATGGGCTCGGGCTCGATTTCGACCGGCGGCTCTACAAGTTCACAGAACTCGTGAGGCCGCGGGCCGTCGTAGTCAAACTCCTCGCCGCGACGAATGACCCGCCCCGCAATCCGAAGAGTGTGGGACGGGTCAGGAGTGGCCCACCGCCAGCGCATCACACGCAGTCGGTGATGGTGTAGCCGAGGTCGGCGACGAGTGCCTTGTACTGCCGGTGGTCGTTGGCCCGGATGACCAGCGACTGCTTCGACTGCAGGAACTCCTCGTGGAAGCCGGTCAGCTCGTTGCGGGTGAACACCATCGCGCCGACGGCCTGCACGCGAGCGACGGACCCGAAGGCCGCGCCGTTGCCGCCCATCAGGTTGCCGAACCAGCAGGTGTCGGTCCAGATGTCCGCCTCGCTCGAGGTGGCGCCGCTGGCCGCCGTCTCGCGCCGGGCCGACCCGATGAACACGCGACCCTCGGGGATGCCGAGTTCCGCAGCGATGGCCGCCTGCACGGCCGGGATGCTCAGCGGGCGGTCAGCGTTGGCCGCGAGGGCCCCGCCGTAGGCCTCGCCACCGCCGACGGCGGGGCTGATGCGGACGATGCCGCGCATCTCGTCGTTCTTCCGCAGCGCGTTGGCTGCCGTGTACCCCATGACCAGGGTATCCGGCATGATGCCGCCGTTCTGCTGGCGGTAGTTCTCGACCGCCTGGATGAGGCCGGCGAGCGGGCGCGCCGCGGTGTCGCTCCACTTGGCGCTTCCGCCGCTGGTCAGCGTGTTGCAGACCGCCGTGCCGGTCCAGTTGCCGGCGGTGAACAGGAGCGACGCGAGGTTGACCTCGCGGTTCAGCATCATCGCCGATCGCAGGATCATGGCCTCACGCTCGCGGAGCGCGATGGGGAACTGCGACGCCTCTTCGAGTTCGACCGGCAGGCCGCGCTCGGCGCCGAAGATGCTGCGCACGCTGTAAGTCTCGGTGCTGGGGTCGCCGCCGGCAAGCTGCTTGTGGTCGGCGCCCGGCGCACGCGCAAGGCTCGTGTGGTTCGCGTCGCCCATGAAAGGCCGGCGCGGCTCGATAAAGATCGTGCCGTCCAGGGCGCCGCGGTTGACGTTCAACTCCTCGACGACGCCCTGGTTCGACAGGAGCGACGGGTCGGGGACGGCACCGAGCACGCGCCCGGTGAGGATTGGATCGACGGGCGCGATGGCGGCCCGGGAAACCTGATTACTCATTGTTCAGTCTCCGTTGTTCAGGGCGCCGGGGCGACGTAGAAGAATCCGAACTCGACGCAGACCGGGACGGCGGTGTCGCCATCGGCCGCGGCGCGCTCGCCGAGGAATCGCGCGATGTAGCGCTCGCCGTCGCTGCTGGCCGGGTCGAGCAGGCCGTTCGCGTCGGACACGAGGAAGTCGTGGGTGCCGGGCGTCAGGACCGCGCCGGCCGAAGCCAGGCAAGGGCCGGCGATGCAGACATCCACGCTCTCGCCGTCGGCCGCAGCCGCCAGGGCGATGCCCGCGGGAATCTGCGCGCCGCTGTTGCCCTGAACGACCGTGTTGGCCGCGGACAGGGAAACCGCGCGGCCGGCGACAATGGCGCCGCTCGCGGTGTAGGTCCGGGTAATGCTGTTGCTGTTCATCGGATGGTCTCCAGGAGCGCCCGAGCGTCGGGGTGGCGGTTGAGGATGTCGTCCTGCACCTGCGCGTAACTGACCGACTCGCCGGCCTCGCGGCGGGCGTTCAGCTCGGTCATCGTCTGCGCGTGCACGGCGTTCCGGTCGGCGAACTCGGCCACCGGCTGAGACGGGTCGGCCTGCACGTTGACGGGCACCGCGGCGCCCATCTCGATGGCGGCGAGCCGCTGCCGGGTCTGCTCGGGCATCGAGTCGAACGCCGCGGAGTAGAACTCGGCCTCGGCCGGCGCAATCTTGCCGGTCTTGACCGCATCGGTGATGAGCGCGTCGCGCTCGTTGACGCGGGCCGACTCAATGAGGCCGTCCACCTTCGCGGACAGCGCCTCAACCTGCGACTGAGCCTCGGCGCCCTGCGCCTCCAACTCGGCGATGCGCGCGTCGCGCGCTTCCAACTCCGCGGTCAGCTCGACGCTTCGAGCCTCGGCGGCCTCCGCACGCGCCTCGAGGGCGAGCACGTCGGTGGTGGGGTTGTCCTGGTTGGACATCTCCGTTGCCTCCGTTTGTGCGCCGGTGTCTGGCGCGTCCGTGGTTACACTCAGGAGGACCGGATCAAGTCCGTCCTGAGCGGGAATCTCAGTGAGTGCGACCGCGAGCAGACGACCGCCCGGCAGTTTCTCGCCGGTGCGGGGGTCGTAGGACTCGCTCGCGAACGTGGGACTGACCATGAAGGTCCCCTCCGACTGCTCGACGATGCGACGACCCCGATCGGTATAAGTCGGGGTCGCGTACAGGCCGACGCCGGGCTCATGCCGCAGCGTCGCCGGGTCGATTGTCCCGAGCGGGATGTTGCCGTCGCTGTGCTTTTCGCCGCTGGTCGAGCTGTGCCGCAGGTCAATCGGGATGCGGACGCGAGCGCCGAGCGCCGCGTGGGACTCGACGAGCCGCATGCAAAGGTCGTCGGTGACGGTGAGCCGCTCCTTGCCGGTGAACGGCGAGTAGATGCCCCCGAGGCGGAACAACTGAATCTCGCGGCCGGGCATCAGTTCAAGCTGCTCTGCGCTCATCTCTTCGGCGCGCTCGGCGCGGTCGCGTATGCGCTCGACGGCGGACGGGTTGCCGCCCCACAGGAGCCACGCGACGAAGGCCGGGGACTCGTCGCCGCGCTTGTCCCAGCCGGGCGTTTTGCTGGCCTCGTGGCGGGCGAACCATGCAACCGCCTTGTTCAGCTTCGCGAGGTCCCAACCGCTTTCGATGCCCTCGCGCGCTGCGCGGACGGTCGCAGGCTTGAGCCCGTCGCCGGACTTGCCTTCCTCGTGCAGGCGCAACCCGCGGCGGAGCGCGGACTTGATGCCTTCGGTGAGTGCATAGCGCGGCATTACTCGCCCTCCCGCAGAATATCCCGTGCCCGCCGCCGCAGCCGGGGGACGACGGCCGGGGAGCCGGCAGCGGGCACGGGAAGACCGAGTTTGCGGTGAGTCTCGGCGATGACGTCCTCGCTGGCCGCAACGAGGCCCGCGGCGGCGAGACCGGGCAGCGACTCGAGGCGCTGGACGAACGGCTCCGTCTTCAACCCGTGGAAGACCAGTCGCGGCCGGTCCTCGTGCGGGATGTCGCCGAAGTTCCAACCGAGCAGGCGGTCAACGCAGGGCTGCAAGTTCTCGCGGAACCACTCAAGCGCGTTGACGCCGAACCGAATCGCGGCCTCAGTATGCTCCGACGCGACGGCGCGCGAGCCGCTGGCGCCCGTGCCGAGGTCGAGGACCTGCGCCATGAACATCCGCGCCATCGTATGGTCGTACCACTGGAGCGCCGGGACGAAGGCTTCCGGGTCGAACGCGCCGGACGCGGACCAAGGCTCGACCTTGCAAAACCGCTCGGCGGGCTTGGCGATGTAGTTCTGATTACCGGCAGTGAAGTTCTTGAGCTGCGTGTTGAAGCTCACGCGCTCGGCGTTAATTTCGCTGTCGCTGTAGCCCTCGGTCCGCATCAAGGGCACGTCCCACTCAACCACCGGGGCCGCGACCGCGCCGCGCTGCACAGCAATCCGCATGCAGTTCAGCAGATAGGTCTGGTCCTGATAGAACGACTGGAGCGGGCGAAAGCCGCCGATGCCCTCGTAGTTGTGGCCGATGCCGCGCCAGGTAAACAGCGTGAGCTTGTGCAGCGGAATCGTGACTTGATGCGCCATGCCGCGAGCGTCAACCGCCCACTGCTCGACCCCGGCGAGACGACCGCGGGTGTCCGTCACCCAGCGGTAATGCGCCCGCTGGTCCCGCCATGCGAAGTCCTCGAGCCAGACGCGCGAACCGTCGGAGCGGTAGACCTCCTCGAAGTACGCGAAGCCCAGCTCAATGGCGGTGTATGCGTCTCGAAGGAACGCCTCGAACGTGCGTCCCATCTGCGGCGTGTGGCCGTCGAGGCCGAAGGCGCTGCGCAGATAGTCGGCCGGCTCGCCGTCGCCCTCAACGCCCCACGTTGCGCTGAACAAGAAGTTTTGGAGGTACAGCGACGCCAACGAAACCGTCGGGCAGCGGCGGCGCATCTTGTCGGCGAGGTTGGCCCAGTCGGCGCCGCGAAGCTCGTGGTTGGCCTCGTCGTAGATGACGCCCCATTGTGGGCCGTCGCCGGCGTAGCCTTCGCGCTCGTACAGGGGCGCGCGCGGCGGTTCGGCCATCTCGGCCGCCGCCTGGTCGCTTACGATGCCTGTGCCGAGCGTATCCGCCATATCGGGAGGGTATCCCGACGGCGGCGGGGTTGTCTAATGGATATTACCAGTCGAACAGGCGGGTTTGTCCCGTCGCTGCATCCTCGGCGTCCGCCGCATCCCGCGCCGCCTGCGCCTCGACCGCCCGCTCTCCGTGCTCCGACCACCACGCGACCCGCTGCCGGGCGATGTCGGCGTATTCAGGCTCGCGCTCGATGCCGACGAACTCGAAGCCCTCGACGGCACACGCGCATCCGGTCGTCCCGCTGCCGCGTCGATAGCCTTCGACACGTCCAGCGACTTCGGAAACCCCGACCCATAGTGCCACGCGAGCATGTCGCGCACCTCAAACCCGGCGAGCCGTAGCGCCATCGACATCAGGTCAACCGTGCGGGTCCCGGCGAACGCCAGAACATGCCCGCCCGGCCTGAGCACGCGCAGGCATTCGCGCCACACCTCGGGACCGGGCACCCACGCGTCCCACTCCCGGCCCATGAATCCGCCGCCGCTCGCGTCGTGCCGCTCGCCGTCGAGCCACGCCCGCAGGCAGGCCGCGACGTTCTCAGGCGACGTGTTGCCCAGCCCATAGGGCGGGTCCGTCACGACCGCATGCACGCTCGCGTCCGGCAGTCGCGCCAACTCTTCGAGGCAGTCCCCGTTGATGATTTGCATCTTGTCCCCTATCGCTCAAACGTCCCAACGTCCCCGACTCCCTCGAGGTCGCGTGCCCACGATACCGCAGAATCGCCCGGCCGTCGCTCGACCCGGCGCACCCAGCGCATGTTGACGGCCCAATAGCGCAGCGCGTCCATGAGGTGGTCGTGCGTGCCGTCCTTCTTCGGCTCGTCGCCGCCGCGCTCCGGGTAGCTGTAGCCCTGGACGCAGGACGCGACCGTCCGCGCCGACGCGGGCGCCCGGCGTTCCCACGTTGGCCGCCAGACGCACAACCGCCGCGACCCGTCCGCCGTTGCGAATAGTTGGCCGAGCGTCGTAACGCCCGACGTTATGGAACGCCGGTCCGGCTCGGTCGTGTGCATCATCGGCGGCAGGCGAACGCCCAACTGCTCGCCGAGGCGGCGAACGAAGAGCTGCGCCTGTGTCGCAAGCTGCGGATTGGCTGCCGAACGCTGATTGCCCGCCGGGTCGCCAACGACGCGCGCAACGTTCAGGCCGTGGTGCTTTACCCGCGCCGCCACCTGGTCCGCGTACTCAAAGACCGACACCTCATCGGGCTGGATGTCGTCCACGATGACGTCCAACTCGCGGTCGGGACACGCAGCGATTAGCGCCGCGGCCGGACGACGGACCCCAAAGTCCGCAGCGACGTAGCAGTCGCGGCCCGCGGGTGACCAGTCGGTGAGCAGGTTCCCGCTCGGCCACTCGTCCGGCACGAACATCGAGAAAACCTGACCCTCGGGCGGCATGGGCCGGTTCTCAATCATCGCCTCGTACTGCGCTGCGCTCAGCGTCTGCCGCGCGTTCTCGTACCACTCAGGCGGCAGGTTCTCGCGGTTGGCCCACGATGTCGCTTTGATGACGCAGCCCCGCGGATGGTCCTTCGCCGCTCGCACCCACCACGCGCCATGCGTCGGCAGGCCCGCGAGGATGAGCAGCGGCGGGTGACCGCCCTGGCGACCGACGCGGCCCGTCAGCCGGCGCAGGACGGACGGCGGTAGAGACTGGCACTCGTCCACCACAGCGGCCGTGATGTTCGCGCCCTCGAGCCGTTCGCCGTCCTCGCCGCCGCTTGAGTAGTAGTTTTTGAGGTGGAGTTCGCCGCCGTTCGGCGCCGACCACGAAAGCCCTTGCTCAGACTGCGCCCAACCCTGCGGCTTGAGCCAGTCGCGGCACGCCGGGATGCTGACGGACTTGGCGCGCGGGTAGGTGTCCATCACCCACCACTGCCGCAGCCCGCCGCGCATCTCGTTGACGGCGCCGAGCGCGAGAGCGAGTCCCGTGGTCTTGCCCGACGCCCAACCCGCCTGGATGGCGATGAGCTGGTGTCCGGCGAGGACCGCGCGCATGATGTCGCGCTGTAGGGGGTTCAGGTTCACTCGTCGAGGATGGTGAACGGGCCGTATTGGGCGCAGTCCTCGAACGCCCAGGCGGAACTGCCGTGCAGCACCGCGACATCACCCTCGCGCACCCAAATGTCGCCGTCCTTGTCCGAGAACCGCACGCCCTCCGGTGCGACGGCCATTGACGTCACGACCTTGGTTGGTCGCGCATCCGGTCCCCATCCGCCCGGTCCCCATTCGGTGCCCATCTCAAG